AATGTACTATGATAAGATTAACCCGTTAGGTCAGGTGGCTTAACTTAAATAAAAAAGTCTCCGACAAACCCGGTACGGTTCAGTATGTGTAATGCCTACACCGTGATATTGATCTTCTAGGCTTTTTAGACGTTCCTGGTAAGTAGTAAGGATCTCATTTTCTTTACGTAGGCAATGGGTCATGTAAGTACATGCTTCTTCTAGTTCTATACGGTCCAAAGCATCCACGATACGTTTAGTTTCTAGTGATTGTCCTTTGCGGTCGAAAGACAAGTGGAGAGTACGTGTCAAAATTGCTTCAGAGGCTGCAATTGCACTGTTTTGTGAAATCATAATGGCACCACGGAAAGGTGGTTCATACGTTTCATTACCAGCGGTTTTTAGGCCCTTCGAGCGAATTGCTCGACCGTTAAAAGCATCTTTGAGTTCGTCCCAACTAAACTTTGCTTGTTTGACGCTATTGCCTTGTGCATCGTTACGGTCACCTTCAATCAACACAACTGGAAGGTTGGAGATTTGGGCAAAGTTACGGTAAATCGCCACGTTGGTAGATTTATTTGCATCAAAGCCTTCGTATTCTTTACGACCGCTTAATTTCCATAAAAACTCAATTAAACGCGATTTACCGGCACCAGCTTGGCCAATAATTTCAATGAAAGGGTATGAGCTGTGTATAGAGCGAATTTGCTCGGCAAAATATGTACCGGTCCACCAGGCGAGGGCAATTAGCCCTTTACTACCACGTACCCGGTAAAAGTCTTTCCACCAAAACGGTTTAAATTCTTTTTTCGGGTTTAATGTAATGACAGGGGACTTCGCTAAGCTCTTGAGTTCAAGACGCTTAATTTTGAAGTAATCATGTTCATTAATGGGGATAACTTGCCCTTTATGCACAGCATGTTTTGGGAAAATGTAAGTTTCATATTCACTTGAATAGCCTATGTAATCGGTAGTTTTAACTTCTTTTAAACGTTCCGTTTTACGCTTCATAAAAAATTCAAGCTGTTGATCAGTACCAGTCCACATTGCACCAGCCATGACTTCCATAGTTGCATCTTTGAATTTGCTACGACTACCGATTTGGCTTGGGGTAAATTGAGTTTTCTTTTCTGCCCATTGACTCTGTACGTTGAAGTAATACCACGCTTCGCCTGTAACCTCATTACGTTCAAAATAAAGGGGATCAATTTGAGCGTTACAGATCTCAGTGACAGCTGCACAGTCACGTAAAGCTTGCTCACGCTTCTGTTGATCGAGAAGTGCATCAAAACTTGGATCTTCTTCAATCTGATTCATACGCTTGGCGTATTTGTCGTAATCCAGGTTGAACCAATACAGACGGAAATTGTGATTAAAGAAAAAAGTTTTGGTTCGGCCTTCTTTGAAGTTGTAGATCAGTAAGCCAGCTTGTTCAGCTGTTTCTGCAATCAGTAGTTCACCGTAATGACGATATTTGGCACGTTCTTCACTGTGTAGTAAGTCGTGCATAAATAGGTCATTCCAATCAAGGTTTTTACCTTTGACCTGGTGAGGTGGTAGAGCAGCTGAAGAAGCCCATTTTTCCTGAAGTGCACGTAGGTGAAATTTTTTAATTGCATCCTTGCCAGCTTTGTCATTGTCGAATGCCCAGATCAGACGTGGCTTGTCTTTTTTTAGTTCATGGCACCGGTCTGCAATCTGTTTAAGTAATACAGTTGGGTAATTACCAGTAGACATGGTGGCAATAGCTGGTTGGCCAGATTGGATTAATGCAATGGCATTAAAAATGCCTTCAGTAATCCAGAAGGAAGGGGCGTTGCAAAGATCATCCAGATTTACTGTAGACCAAGATAATCCTTCGTATTTGCCAATAAAGTTCGCTTTTTGACGTCCAAAACGTTCTGGACGGTCGATAAAACGTTCCCAATAAATTCCTTCAGCTAATTTGAAACGGACGGTACCGGTATAAAGGCCAGGATATTTTAGTTCATTGCTGAAAGTATCTTGTGTATATAAGCCTTTTAAAGGGGCAATATCAAAGCCACGGCCATGACGTAAATAAGCATCGGCAGCAGCATGAGGGTTTACTTCAGTTTTAGGAAACTCTTTAGACCAATCTTTGAATAAGTCTTCACAAATATCTTTGACGTGCTCTTCATAACCACAGTTATTTAAACGGCTACATTTCACCACACGAGGCTTAATCGCATGGGTATAGCATTCTTTCTTGCTGCACTGTGGGCAGATGCCTTGTCTGTACCATTCTCCAACTCTTTTGAATTTGAAGATTTGGTTAAGACGGTCATCTATGCGTCTTGATATATCTGACATTTAACACCACACGATTGAAAATTGATAACTGTTTGAGATTGTGAATATTTTGTTTGTCTTTGTAGCTTTTTATGCAGACAAAATTGACTTTGATTACAATCGCTCATCCGTTTCTGACTGGGCTAATTCCGGGCAGTGTTTGAGCATAAATTCACGGATGTAAACAGCAGGTTGTTTGTCGTTGTCAAAAGCAACTTTACGAAGGATTTTTAGCTGGTCAGCGGTCCAACGAACCATAGTTCCTTCAGTGTGACGTTGTTTAGTTTGATCATTTGACTTGTTCATGCGAAAATCACCATAAATCGTTACTTAGTAACTTAGTAATCATAATTTAGTACTATTTATGGTGATTATCAAGTGCTTTTTTAGGAAAAAGTATGAAAAATGATGATTTGTCGACGCGCGGTAGTCGGCTTCGTGATGAGCGGAAACGCTTAGGGTTTAATAATCAGGAAGATCTTGCTGATATTTTGAACGTTAAAAAGAACTCAGTTGTCCGTTATGAAAAGCACAATGCAGCCTTAGATACTGATCAATTAGATCTGCTCGAGGACCACGGCTTTAATATTCCTTATATTCTTTGGGGAAGAGTTGAATTGAATAGCAGTGACCTAGAAGAGAATGAATCGAAGCTCATCCAATTGTATCGTCAAACACGTGAAGAAATGCGCCCTGGTTTAGTTTCCTTAGTTGAAACTTATGCCAATCAATTTAAATAAATAATATAAGAAAACTAAAACCCGGCCTAAGCCGGGTTTTTTAATCATTTGGTGTGTACAGCGCGGTTTATATGGACCACTTGGTGATGAATCATATTGATGATTGCCGAAAATTCTTTTTCTTTTAAGGTGTCATCAACTTTCATTTTTGTCATTGCCAGTAGAAAGTTTTCAAGATTATCTAGTGGATATTCAATTTCTTCCAGTATATCTTCAGCCGTCATTTTTTTATGGCCATTTATATCGAGTGTTGAGTGCATTTCTCCCCCTGTCTATTGATAACAAGCGTATTTTGTTAGATTTTTTCCAAAATGGGTAGGGTTATGCGACAGGGCGTGACGCATAACCGATTATTAACTTCTAGACCTTGGTCGAATGCCTTTGTTTAATTCGATTAAATAATCGAACTTTTACAGGAAATAATGTCTTTAGTACCAAACTTGGGAACATTTGGTGGCGATTCTTACTTTTAATAAGAATATTGGCCATTCGGTAAACATATTTCAAATGCGCTGGTAATTGTACTTCAGCTTGTAAATTGTTTAGCTCAATATAGCCCTGCTTGATCTGTATGATTAAGTACAGTTGTTCAATGATATTTTTCATGCTCACATTCCCCAAAACAGCATTGAGAAAGTAAAGCCGGCAGTACTGGCAAATATGGCAGTGTCGAAAAGGTTCTTCAGTAGCTTTTTACGTTTGAATTGACGTTGGCGTTGTTTATAAGCATCCAAGTCATAAATAGGAGTGTGTTCTTTAGCTGAATTTTGAGTGTGCGAATGCGTAGCAGTAAATGTTTTCATTTGCTGATTCCTGTTTGTCAAGTTTTAAACCTGACACCATTACTTCTCACGGTAATGGTGACAGACTGAACAGGGGTGAGAAACCATCCAAACAGGAAATGGCAAAATCACTTATGTGATAATCCCTATCCAGCCTGCCATAAAAGGCACAGCCGAATTTTACACAAAAAAATAGCCCTTAGCGGACTTTTTGCGCCTGTTTGTTAATTCATTCAGGTTCTCACGCCTGACCATAGATTTTGCTATGGTGGAATTAGGGTAACTTAGTTACTATAGAAGCGTCAATACTTTATAAAAAATTAGATAAGGGGCTTTGTAAATGGCTACTTTTTTTGCACTTTTATTTTTAATTGGTCTAGTTGCAATGGTGGTTGGTCTAATTAAACCAGCATTATTCAATAAAATTAATCCTACCAATTCGCGAATAAAAATTTTAGTTGGCGGTGTTGTAATTAACATGGTGCTTTTGGCTATGGTTGGTGTTTTTGCACCTGAAGTTGAAAAGAAAGAAGTAGCTGCAAAAACAGAGGCAAAAATCGAACCTGAGGTCAAAAATGTAGCTGAAGTAAAACCCCAGAATGATAAAGCTGAAGCTAATTTAGGGATGACACCAGAACAGTTTAGACAGGCCTTTAATAAGAGATTGAATGATTTAGATATTTCTATCGTTCGTCCATTAGGTGAATTTAATATAAAAAATGGTGATGTACGTGATGTATTCCAAGTGGAATTCTCAAACGAAATTAATCTGACTGGAGCTGTAAATAAAGACGGAATGTTAAGAAGCATTACTGTTATTACTGTGCCAGGAAAAGACTATGAAAAAGCCATGATGGAAACTTTACTCTTGACTGGAATTTCAGCAAATATTGTGAATACTCCAGAGAATAGGGATAGAACAGGTAAAGTTGTAATTGACCTGATTGATAAAGCTCTTAAAAATGTTGAAGAAGATAAAAACACTCATACTGAAACAGTGGGTAATGTTGAATATATGGCTATGGCTAGTAAATTTACAGGACTATGGTTTTCAATGGAGCCACCTGAAAAGTAGATATATCAATTACTAATTTTTAGGCCCCTTAATTGGGGCATATTTTCGTTAAGTCTAGGATGAATAATTAAATGATATTACCTCTTATTAATACTTTCCAAGAACCATATATAGTCTGGCATGAACGAGAGCCAACGCTTGAGGAACAATTAGAGAGAATAAATTCAGGTAATTTTCATCCATTAGATACAGTGCAAATGGGAGTTAAGGCTGAAATCTTAACTCCAGTAGATGCAGCCCAGTATATGGCTATGGAAAGGACAGATAATCGTTTAGAAAGATTGATAGATAATATTTTACATTCTTCACTGGAATGTAAAATTTGGCAAAATTTAATGCCATCTATAACCCCTGAACCATTAATCCATTACAAACAATACTATCCAAAATTTGATACAGTCTTAGTCGATAATTGTATAAGACAAATAGGGGTATTTCCTGCCGTAGGCCAGCATTTATTTAGAGGTGGATTTTGGCCAGATGGTTTAACAACTGTAGTAACTGATCAACCTTTATCCACTTCATTTTGCCCTCAAGTAGCTTTACGGAACGCTGAGTGGAAAGGGAAAGCATATGATGAAGGTAAAATAGATATATTCGTTATTCGTGTTGTGGAACCTAGAACCAATGTATATTTTTATAATCTTAATGAGACGTTAGGTAATGAAAAGGAAGTACTTTTTGCTTCAGGTGCAACATTACGTTTGATTAGTCGAAAATTAATAAGGGATGATTTTCTGGTCTATAAAGGGATTAGTGTATGTGAAACCGTTTCAAAAAAAGTTCCAATTTATGTATTGGAAATTGAGATCTCATAGATATTTTAAAGCCCCTATAAAAGGGGCTTTTTTATCCAACGAGATAGAGGAATAATGAACCACTGATCATTACACCAATAATTAAACCGATGAGGGCTGGGTAAAGCCACATTCTTGTACCCCTTGATATTGATTCTGAATTTTGATTGATTCGTATCTCACTAGTGAGAACTGACTCAGGATCCATGTTTCCTAGCTGAGCAATGTTAATTACCCTTAAAAATCTGGTGAATTGATAATCCAACATCATCCACAAGATGAGCAGAGATAATACAAAAACGATAATAGAAAATATGAGGAAATTTGTCATTTAATAGTACCGTTTAGAAAGTTTTTCTTGTGTGTTTTTACATTCAACACAAAGGGTTACAGAACCATAGCGCTGACGCTCAACAGGAATATCATTTCCGCATTCTTCACATTCAGTAAGAGAAGGACGACTAAAGTCTTTTGGTTGAATTTGAACCTGTTTAAGTTGTAGTTCTTGGGCAATATCGATCTTGTCTGTCATGCGTGTTCCATTTTCCAAGTACGGTCTGGAGTAGGTAAATTAATTTCAGGATTTGGTTGAGCTGGAGGGGATAGCTGGAACTTCAATTCCATGTAGCCCTGGGCTGTAAAGCCACAATTAAGATTTTGGCATTGCGCCTGAAACATACGGAGTAGTGGACTCAATGCATCACTTGAACGTATTGCAAAAGGTTCTCCACAGTGGGGGCATTTATAACGTGAACGAGGTCTTGCCATTTCGTTACCTATTGGTTTAATTATTTACGATTTTATAACAAAATCACCATAAATAGTGATTTATAATAATTCGTATCGAAAATTGATTATTGTTTTTAGTCCTTGCTTTCCCCCAAGCAAGGATTTTTTTTATTTACCCTTCTTAGCTTTATCTATTCGGGCCTGTTCCCTCTTTAAAGCAATGGTCGCTGTTTTTTTAGTTTTATATATTTTGATGAGCTTTAAAGGATTGCTTTGATCACCAGAATTAAGTTTGAGATCTTTACCATTCTCACGATAAAAAACGATTACTCCGGTGTAGTCAGCATAGTTCCGACCAGTCCTTTTTTTATTTTGTTTTTTTAATTCTTTATCTCCCTCTTTATTAGGTTCAAAAAGAGCTGAGACATCATCTGCATTTGGTAGTTGCGCCTCCAGTTCAACATTCGTTGTAAAACCACTATCTGTTAAATTGTGGGTTACGTTTGTACCAAGCCATACAATGTCATCAATTTGCGGTTTTAAACCGGTGAATACAAACTCTTGTTCCGGGATAAGGTTGGGTTGGCCAAAGGCAAAGGTATATGACAATTTCTGAGACGCACGTTTGCAACGGTTGAATTCAGCTTGTGCCGCTAATTCAGCCGTTTTTTTATCACGGTGAACGTATCTGATCTCTTTTAAATTGTCTTCATTGTCACCGATTACAACATATGACTTTTTAGATTTACCAGTATCGTAATAGTAGGCTTTAACACCGGTGATTCTGTCCGTGCCAGTACCAGTTGTGTAATTGTGGCCATCACCATCAGATCTAAAAATTTGGGCGGTAGGAAGGGGTAATCCGGAAGCGGTTTGACTGGCTCCACGTGGTAATAAAATTAAGTGGCCATTTTTTACCGTAGCAATAGCATCATGTTCGTCTGCAATCCGGGTAACCAGATTTGCATCACTTTCGTTCTGAGCAATGTATGAAATTACTCGGCTGGCCAGTGTGTCATGCACAATTGTTTTAAGCGCATATTCCGCACCAACGGTTTCAAAAATCACCTGAATTGTTTTATTACTAAAGCTACGTTCACGCTTTTGTTTTAAACCTTCCGATACATCGTTACTGAATGCCGAAATGCTTAAAACGTCCGGTGCACCGCGATGAGTGACGGATTCAACTTTATATTTCCCTTTGTCGACCAGGCCCGTATTTGACCAGCCAATCCAAACTTGGATAATTGCGCCTTCAGGTGGAATTTCTAATTGCCCATCAGAATCATCAAGCTCTATATCGACAGAATCTACAACAAGGCCACGATTGTCTTTAATATTGAGAGAAATTAAACGGTCGACAACGAGAGGGGAGATGTCATTACCATCTACTTCTAGGCGATAAATTGGGAAAGGATATTCAGTTTCAGTCTGATATGAATCAGCTGCTTCATTTAGCATATTGGTGACTTGATTAAACATTTATATCAACCTATTTGCTACGCCACCAGCCATACCTAGAAGCGTTCCAATTAAAGTAGGTTTCCATTCCTTTACAATTTTTAGTGTCAGGGTAAATTCTGTTTTACGTGCTGCACCATCTTTAAAGAAATATGTTTTCGTCTCTTCCATATTTTCAATAATAACTAAGCCATAAATCTTGCCGGTACCTTCGATTAAGGTATAAGCCATGCCTGTATCTGCCATACGACGGACTTGATCCAGAACAACACGGTTATTTGTAATTTCGTGGTAGATTTCCCCCTTCAGCGTAATAGTGTCTTCTCCTTTTCCCGTGAACTGATAAGCCGGGGTAGAACCTACCCGGCTATTACTTGGATGTCTCCAATTAGTTACACGTTGCAATTCCTGATATGCAGCTGTTCGCAATGAAAATACAAACAAGCCTAAAGCCATCATCATTTTACTTACTCCGTATCAGTTAAGAATCTACGACGAGCATCGCGTTCTTCTTGTTGGAGACGTACCATTTCAGCCCGTAATGCACGTGCTGTTTCACGTACAGGTTGTCCGTGCTCTGCTTTAATAGTGATTTGAATTGTGTCATTACTAATGTAGCTGCCACCACGTTGTGCCCGGATCGGTGTCACTGGGGTAACCTTTGCAGTAGTACCAGTACCAATTACATTTTGCGTAGCCTGCTGTGTCGCTTTAACTGGCAAGTTTTGATTCTGTGAAATACCTAATGACAAGCCCTGCATCGTGTAATCACCAATGCCCATAAACACACGAGAAGGGGAATGGATTCCTAGAAGATTTCGGGCTTTTTCAATAACACCGGTTACGGCCCCAGAGAGAGCGGTTTTGACCTCACCGATTTTTGACATAATCCCGTTTTTTAAGCCGGTTAGGATCATTGCGCCAAAGCCAGTGAACTTTGCTGGTAGATCTATTCCGAACCAGGATAAAACTTTTGCAAATGCAGCATAGAAAAGCCCAATAGGGGACCAGTTAATAATTAAGGCAGATACTCCAGTGATACCACCATTGAAGGCAGTTTTAACCGTATTCCAAATGCCCACAAAGAACCCTTTGATAGGCTCCCAATTCTTATAGATGAGATAAGCAGCTCCAGCCACAGCTGCAATAATGCCAAGGATAATTAAACCTGCTGGAGAGAAAATAGCCCCTAGTGCACTAAACCCAATCCCTAATGTGGAAAAGGTCATTTTGAGCATAGCAAGTGGGCCAAGTAGCGCTAAAACTCCAAGTGATAAAGCGCTTATGACTCCAATGATAGCTATACCACCAACAGCAATTTTTACCAGAGTTGAGGCTAAGGCAGGGTTGCGTGATGCCCAATCTTGAACAACGGTCATCACAGCGGTGAATTTGCCAAGCATGGTATTAATTGGTGGTAAAAGTACATTACCAATATTGATTGCCAAGCCAGCTACTTGGTTCTTGGCCAACTGGATATTGTTGGCTGTAGTTGCTGCACGTGCGGCATATTCGGCTTGCATTGAACCAGCATATTTAGATTTATCTCCTACCATTGAGAGGTTCTTTTCTAATGCCTCCATGTTAGTAAGTAATGGTGCAATGGAGCCTAAAGACTCAGATCCAAATAGTTCTTTTAAGGTTGCAGCCTGTTTATATTTATCTAATTTTGAAATTGATCTTATTACTTTTAATGTTGTGGCTTCAGCATCATTTTGCATGTCTTTAGCAACTTGTCCAGCATCTAAGCCTAGATCTTTATAAGCAGCTCTTTGACCTTTAGTGGCAGATTCTCCAGCAACTAAAGCAAGCATCATATTCTTGATACCGGTTGCTGCAATTTCTTCAGCTACACCCATTCCCCGGATAGTGGCACCAAGTGCTGCAATAGACCCGGAGGCAAAACCACCAACTTCACCGAGAGGACCAATACGTTGAACAATATCCATGATGCCTTTTGCTGCAGCTGGAGTGTTATTGCCTAGGTAGTTAATTTTGTCAGCAAGTGAGACGACTTCAGTTTGAGACATTTTAAAAGCTGTACGCATTTCGGCCATAGCTTGACCAGACTCTTGAGCAGAAATGTCAAAAGCAACGCCCATTTTTACTGCAGATTCGGCAAAACCAAGTAGTTCATTTTTTGCAATTCCGGATTGGCCACCAGCTGCAACAATAGCTGCAATATCCTTAGCAGCCATAGGGAGCTTGGTTGATAACCGGATAATGTCATCACCCATGATTTTGAATTGTTGAGGGGTTTCAAAATTGACTACCTTTTTCACATCAGCCATTGCTGATTCATAATCAATTGCCAGGTGAACTGGAATAGCCATTGCAGCTGCTCCAGCACCAGCAACCATTAAACCTTTCTTGGCCAGATCCGATGCTTTGGCCATACGTCCTTGCATTTGCTCATACTGCTTTTGGGTTTTCTGGTGACGTTCTAAAGATTCCTTTTGTTTGTTAATTTCCATCGTCGTGAGATGGATTTTATTCTTCAGCTCTGATTCATCATCAGCCAGGTTGTCAACACTAATACCAGCCTGATTAAGTTCACGGACTAAAGCCGTCATTTCAGTACCTTGATTCTTCTGAGCCGCTTTCAGGCGTTTTTGAGCCGCTTCAGCACGTGCAAGGTCCTTAACCATCTGCTGAGTAGGGGCACCAATATTCATGGCCGTTTTGAGCTGTTTAAGGGTTTCCTTATTCTGTTCAATGGCCTGTGCAGTTTTGTCCGATTGTTCTTTAAGCTGCCTGAAGCCTGAAATTTTGCGTTGTTGGGCTTCCAGTGCCTTCAGTTCAGATGAAGTCTTTTTAAAGGCATCTGATAAGGTTTTAGAGCCACCAACGATTGTTTTTATAGGGCCAGATAATTTATCAACTGCATTAAATAGGACTTCTAATTTTAAATCTGCCATTGGTGGACTCTAATTAGTTAGTTTGATTTCTTATGAGTGCTCTACGATGCCATTTGCTCAATTCAACAATATCCATGTCATCGTAGGTACTTGGCGGCCAGTGAAAGATGACGGCAATATTGGCTATTGCCTCATCTACATCATCGACAAGCTCTAAGCTGTCTGAGCCTTGATTTCCTTCTGTAAGGCTTTCGGGTACAAAAAAGTGACCAAATGCCCTCCTAAATTGGCAAAATCTACAGGGTCCATTTGGTAGATCTGCTGAGGTGTCAGTGCTGGTGAAGTAACACGTGGTAGTACTTTACAAAGAGCATCTACATCATGTTGGTAAATAGCCTGAAGACTGGTACCACTTAATGCTTTTACACCCGGTTTACGAATGGTCACCTGGGTAATCATCTGTTCACCCATACGGATTGGTTCTTCTAAAGTCACCACTTCTTCATTTGGGTTTTTGATTTGTTCCTTGTTAATCGCTTGATCAATTTGATTCATGTGGAAATATCCTAAAAGTTAAATAAAAAACCTTCTGCAGTACTGGACTACAGAAGGGAAGGAAACTTATAAAATGCCTAAGATGTTGCGTTGTTTTTCAAGACGATCTACGCCACCGATATTTTCTTTCATGCCAAGAATGTCAATTTCGACTTCAACAACACCATTAACTGTCAGCTTGTAGTAAACACAGTTGGTCACGACTTTATGTTCTGTGTCTTCGCCAGGTGTTGATTCACCACCATCAATTTCTTCATGACGGCCTTTAACAACCACTTCAACGGCATCATATTCACCATCATCATCTCGCTGGTATGCCCCAGCAAAACGAAGATAAACACCGTCAATTTTTTCCATACCAAATTGACGGAGAGTCAAAAGATCTAGACCACCATAAGTTGACTCAAGTACTAAGCCATCATCGGACATGCCTAAATCGACTTTTACGGTCCCGTTCATACCACCGCCACGGTAGTCTTCAGTTTTACGGGCTAACTTGGGTAAAGTCACAGTTTTAACTTTGCCCAAGTAGCTATTACCTTCATTAAAGAAGTTCATATTTTTTAATTTTGGAGGTAAAGCCATGCGTTATGCTCCTTAAGCTTTTACAGATGCAGCAAAGTTAGCGAGATAACGATCCGTAATACGTTGACGGAATGTCAAATCTTCTAACGGTGGGACAGGGGTGTAATCGTAATCAGTGGCCAATTTACCCACCTTCAACGTATCTGGAGTATTTGCTTCAGGATCGAACCAGGCGTCACCACCAATGAGGTATTTATTACGTGTGAGTTCACGTAGCTTGGCCTTTTGACCTTCAAGTATGTCCGTAACTAATGAACCATGAAGAGGTAAATCATTTGCCCACATGTGTGCTTCAGCCATGGTGTCAGCTAAGACTTGAGCAGTACGTGTATAGTTTTCAAATAGGAATAATGGATCGTCTGAACAAGTACGAGATCCCCAAAAACGGAAGCCTTCATGCTGAATTAAAGTGGTGACTTCATTACTGTTGAGATAACCTGCATCAGTTGCTGGATCTTGCAGATCCCAAGTCACATCTGCATCGATACCAGTCACACCTGATACGGCAACGTTTGAAAGGGTTTTATGCCAGCCTATTTCATTATCAATCTTTGCACGTAGTCCCATTGCAACAGCTACAGCTGGCACTGTTTCTGTTTGAGCCGTTGTTGTATTGAATGCTACAAAGTTTGGCCAAATGATCATAAGTTCACGTGCCCCAAACGCTTCACGATAAGCCACAGCTTCTTCTTTGGTTTTGCAGCCCCATGCGTATGCATAGGCCATACCACGTAACTTTTTAGCGATTACAACTAACTCGGTAGCCACAGCCTGAGTATCAAGCCCTGGTGCACCTAAAATACGGGGTTGAACACCAAGTTTTGATTTGGCAACAAGTAAAGCTTTAAGGCCTGTATATTTACCTTCAGCAGTTACGGTACCTATAACATTTGCAGTTTGAGCTGCTTCATCAACTGCAGTGGGTACACGAACTACGACACAAATAGAGTTGGCTTGGTTAGCCATATTTTGAAGTGCTTTTGCTAACGTTCCGTTTTTGCCAGCTTTAGCTACAGCTGCTTGTGTATTTGTAATAAGTACTGCTTGGTTTTCAGGAAATACTAATGGGTCTGCATCATCTGAAGTTGCAACCAATCCTTGAATTGCAGTTACAATTGTTCGGATTGGCCTCATCCCATCATTGAGTTCGAAGACACGGAGTCCGTGGTGGTATTGATCTATAGCCATAAAAAAGCCTGTTAATTGAGGTTTTAATTCAACAAACAGGCTTGCATGACTAAATCAAAAGTGTAAGTTTCTTGGTCTGTGAAAATGGTTTTGACATGATTACAACTGATTTACGTTTTCGATTGAATTTAAACGTATATCAATCCATCGTGGTTCGCCATTGATGTTGTCCGGTATATCAATTGGGTTTTCTTCATCAGCTACAACTGAAGCGGTCGCAATATCAAACTTGCGCTTATAAGTTTTAACTTCAATATCGCCATTTTCTAACTCTTTATATTTGATGGCACAAACTTTGTTCCCATTACTATCACTTGGGACTTCAATCCACCAACCAGTTTTTGCAAGTCCAGATGTGTTTTTAACTAAATAATGCCCAATTCCAAGCTTTTCAAATTCGGGAATTTGATCACTGATTTCATCGTTCCACTCAATATGATCAGAAAACAACTTAACGATAGGAGATGCTGCCTTTAAAGTTCCATCAGCCGTAACAGTGGTATTACGACTATGATAAAGATAAAACCAAGGAGACCAATTTCCTTGGGAGTTAAAACGTGCGTAAATTCGCTCACTTAATTGTGCAGCAAACATCTGAAATGTTTCTGGTGATTCGCTACCAGTTGAAGAAAAACTAATTAAACTACCATATAGGTCTACATTGTTTAGAGGATAGGAATTACGGACTTCTTGTGTCGATTTTGAGACCTCTACAGTAACAGGCCTTACATCTACGGTGCCTTTATAGTTAAGTATATTCGCTGTTTTGTGATGATAAGAGCGCCCGACATTATTGCTAACAGTCCATTCACTACCAACAAAACTTGTACTACTTGTTGCTCCAATAGTATTAATATCAATAATAACAGCTTGATTTCTTTGGGAGAAATTATATGTTCTGTTAATAGCTTCAAAGGCTCCATGAAACTCAAGGCTATTATTATCATAAGATAATGGATTATATATTTGAGCTTCTGGAATAAAGATACATACCGCTTCACCATCCGGTAAACGATTATCTTGGTATTGAATAAATTCAAGATATAGGTTTTTAAATTGTGAAGTTTCAATATCTTTAAAGTATACAGTACATGAACCACCGACATGAGTAATATTATTAAATACAGATCGTGTAACTTTATTGCTTCCACGTCCGCGATCTATATCATCTTGAGTAGATGTATTTTGTTCTCCATAAAATAATATTTTGACGTCTCTTGCATCAATATTAAAGATTTTATGGTAATACATACCATAACCACCGTAATTAGGATTAAATTGAATACCGATATCTAGTCCATTTAATTTTAAATCTGCAACGTTTACCCACATTACAGATTCTCTAGTACCCGCTTTGTGAGCTTCATTTAGATCATATCCGAGAACGATAGCTCGTTGTTTCTTTCCATATGTACCAGTTATTGTTCCATTGATAATACTAATGTGATCTCTAAGAATTTTGAAAAATGTTAAATTATCATTATGCGTTTTAATAGTCGCACCATTTAAATCTAATATTAAACGTTTGTCTGCATAGCCCCATTCAGTGACTAAATTACTATCTAATGCATCAAAAGTAACCGTAGAATCAATAAAATATTCTTTACCGAATGTCTTAATGGAGTTAATTCTATTTTTTAAACAATAATCTAATGCATTTTGAAAACGTAAGCTTTGATCCAAACCATTAGATTGTACTCCCCAATACTCAATAAAATACTCTTTATCAATCTGGCGAACCCAACCATTTATAACAATACCCCCATCATTGATATTACTTTTTGATGAGTCAAATACAAACGATCCTCCGGCTTTAGATTCACCTTCCCAATATGATTTTACAAAGACAGTCCTGCCATCCCAAACTTCTAAACCTAATAATTCATCTATTGAATTAACATGTTGAACCTTAGTTTTATTGGCAAAATCAATTACCTCAACTTTTACATCTTCTAAAGCTTGAATCGTTGCCATAACGACGGATGCATCAATCTTTAATTCAAAATTAGCAGTATTATCAATTTGTAGCACAATACGAATTGATTTAATTTGGGCGGTACCTTGATCACCACTTGGTTTATATGTTGGTGGATAGTTTGCATAGGCAACCATGACATTGCCAGCCCATAGACCGACCTCACGAATATTAAATCCACCAACTGCTGAAGGAATTACACCATCGGCTTCTAACCAATTCGGATTCTCTCTAGAGGGAGCAAGCCTATTTAATGCAACACGATATACTTCATTAACCATATGAGTAAATGTTGCGTCTGGTGTAGGTAACATGCCGCCACCATCACCAAATGACATATGTGTAATACCTAATTTGGTTCCGTTTTGAATTGACTCTCTAAGTAATGCTAAGCCTTTTTTCAGTAAAAAGTGAGTGATATAGTGCTGCCATATTTTTATGCTCTATTTGGGATAAATACTGGTAGTGTCATGCTCATAAAAAGCAAATACCGGATAGATAAGTGAATTTGGATCATCAACTTTTGGATAGATAGTTACGTCATCTCCGCCATAACACCCGCAAGCAACATTAGTTTCTCCATCAACACTAATTACGTTGATTTCGATACCTTTAAGATCTCGTGTTAAGGGTTTCGCATCGTTAAGTAATTCAACTAATGTTTTAGATGTTTTTTCTGTTAGTGCTCTACCATTCGTTTCAATTGTGATTTGGAAAGTTCCCGGTTCATTCATTGGGTTTTCTTGCCACCACTCATGAATAGTTAGCGAATAACCAAAACTTTCCACAATTGAGCGGAGAGCAAAGTTAGTACCTTTATATGTATGGACTTTGATGGAATTCTTGATTTGTGCGCGTTTTAATTCATCTGGCCAATCATCTTGCCAACGATCTACTGAAAATTGCCAAGCAAGAATTGATAAAAAGTCACTAGGGGCATCATCTACACGTATTAATCGAGAGAGATCTGTATCAATTTCAGATATTTTTGATGTTGTTTTAACTAATTTATTTTCAAAATTAGTAGCATTTGGAGGAAGTAAATTCATTATTCATTCCTCACACTAAGTCGGATAGCTGTACAGAATGCTGCTTGAAAGTTCGTAATATGCAGTTCTGTAGTTGGGCTAATGAGTTCTACGCGCTCAACACCAGAAACTTTTAAAATAGAGTAGAGATCGGAGAAAAAAACACCCTTGCCAATACGTTTCGGCTCTTTGGTATAAGAAATAATATTAGCTTGCGCTGCAGATAAAACAGGTTCTGTCTCAGGTACATTTTTAGTGACTAATACAGCTTCAATCTCGTAGTTAATGATTTCTGCTGATTGAACTAAAACTCGGTCTCCAGTTGGCCGTTTGGTATCTGCCGAAACGTAGTCATAGACAATTTTATTAAGTTCTTCTGTTGAAGCATTATTAGATGTATCGCGCTGTAGAATTGTTAAAAGCGCATGAGCTGGAGCTGGCGAACTACATTTAACATCAGCGACTCGACTATCAGCAGAAAGCGTGTGAAATTCATAAGCTGATTCAGGACCTGCAGTACTTAATGCATCTAATTTCTTTTGTATGCGGTAACGAAAATCTTCATCTTCTTCATAAACAGCTGGCGCTGGTGGTGTGATTGAATTATCTGAAGGTGTAATCACTAAACGTTTAACATCAAAATTTGCACCCCAAACATCTAGATCATTACCCTTTGCAAAAGCAAGCTGAGTGGCTAATGCTTTTTCATTGATTTGATTACGAAGAATCATTTCACGATAAGCATTTTCTTGTAAAAGCTTAGTGACCGGTTCGCTTTCACGGCCTAGTGTTTTTCGAACAAGCTCTTGCTCATCCTCTGGATGAAGTGAAATGAAGTATTCTTTACGCTCATTGAAGATATCTTCAAAGTCAAGCACATCAACAAAATTTGGTTTTGGTAAAGAATTAAAGTCAACACTCATAAGGTAGAACCAATTGAAAGGGGGATACTTAAAGAGGCTTGTTTATTGCTGTCGACTAGGCTGCAATCCATATCTAAAAAATATGAACCTTCTTCATTAGTTACTAACGAAACTGAATTGAGAATGATTCTGTCTTCCCAGCGTAAAAGTGCAGTTGCAGTCGCTGCATATAACTGCAGAGTGGCGATTTCATCGAAAGGGGAATCGATTAATTGATAGATCAAAGAACCATATTCTCGGCGCATTATTCTTGTACCAATGGGGGTAGTTAGAATGTCCTGGACAGATTGACGGATATGATCTAATTCAGTTTCAAGCTCTCGGCCATTTTCACGTGACATCATGGTATTGGCTCTCCAGTTGTCCCACCGCTATCACCAAGATGTTTATGATGTAGTTGTGAAATAGAGCCAGCTTTAACGTCACCTTCAGTACTGAAGTCGCCTTTTGAATGGCTACTTCCTTGTACTAGTTGACTACCTTGAACAGTATTATTTCCTGTTGTGACAGAACTCCCATTTATTAATAAGTTCCCATTGTGGGTTGTACCGCCTGATACAGCGTTTATTGTTAGGCCATCATTGGCGTTTATAGTGACACCGCCATTGGCATTTACAGTGACGCCACCATTTGCAGTTACTTCAATTGTTCCCATAGGTGGAAGGATTGCCGACAAATGATGTGCAGCAACGTCATAAGCAATAACGCATCCATCCGCGAAAACGCGGATTTTCCTATTTAAATCATCAGAAGGAGATGGGTGTTCATTGTTGTAAAGCCCATAGAAAACGACGCTTGTAGGGCCAATTTCGCCACAAGGTGAAATCACCATGACTTCCTCATCTAAAGAGGGTGGGTCCCAAGTTGAGTCATCTCCTGAACGTGCATTAAAAAAGCGAATTTCAGGCGTAACGATATCGTCAAGATCTACTGTGACAAGTGGGATTGGTTTAGACGGATTTACAGTCTTGATTGTTCCGAACCGAATCAGATTCTCAAGACGACGATTAATGTCAGCATTCATGCCAACACTTTGCGTTAGAGTTTTTTTGTTTTCAGCAATTGGAACTTGTGAAAATGGTTTTCACAAGTTGAGCTATTTAATATTGATATGCTTAATGAATGATGACTCAACCAGATTAATCTCTTTATCTGTAAATCCTAGTAATTCACGTTTTGGGTAAACTGTATCCGGAGCAGATCTAGTAGCTCTATCTCTCAAACCATATTGGTGTACTTTTGCAATTCGACTAACTCGACCAATAAAACCAACTGCAATTGACTCACTATTACTTAGTACTTTTAGGTGGGTATTTGATTTAATCCGGGAAAACATTTTTCTTTTTATTTTACCTTTCTGGTCACGTAAGCGAGAACGTCTAGCTGTATATGCTGAACCATCAGGGTTTTGCTGTGCTGTAATATGCTGGCGTTGGCTTGTTTGAACCGTACCGGGTTTGTCGGAGACTTTTTTATTTAAGTTAAGCCACCTGACCTAACGGGTTAATCTTATCATA